TAACTGCCAAGTTGCTGAGTGATTAACAGATACAAAGCCATCAAGTACCGGTGTACTTGATCCAAAATATCCATAATTAAGGTCGCTTTCAAGTCCTTTTTCAACAGTAACATAATAGCTCGTATCACCTATTAAGTTGACTACTTCTGCTTTTACTGATGTTGCGAAAAGCATGAAAACACACATTATTATTTTTATCATGCTTATATTATACTACAAATAGTAGTCGGTTGTCAAGTCTTTTGTTCGATTTAAGAGATGTATACTACTGCTTTATCGTTTTCACATTTTTTACCACAATGTGGGCAAAATAATTTTTTAGGAATCCACTCATCCATAGTGGCAATAGACCAAAAGCCATAACAACTTTTACAAGTAAAATGCCAAATTGTTTCTTTTGTGGTTTCTATTTGAAATTATCCTATTACAAAACTTAAAGGTAAACTACCTTCAACGTAATTCTGTAAATCTTGCTCTAACTTTTCAATTTCAGCCATTGCTTCTTGCTTTAATGAATCACCATTCATAGCAGTTCCGCCTTGTGGGCCAACAATAGTAGCAAATTTGCTTCTTGCTTCTCCAAGCATATACTTACATTGTGCTTTTGTATAATCGTATATCCACGGTTGAGTCCTATGATCTTTTAAAAGTGTTATATCTGGCTTATGATTATATAACCAAAGTAAAACAGATTCACCTGTAGAATTTACTTTTCTAACTATTGTAAGTTTCTTTGATACTGGATTATAAGTAAAATTGATATGACCGCCAAACATTCTAGCAGTTAATTCTTGGTATTGTGTAAACAATTCGTATGTTGCTAAACCACCAACTCTGCCAGCCTGCATCAAGTAAACATTAACATAACCTGCTTCGAAAGGTTCAAAACTATTAGCACCATCACCGTCACTTGAACCAATTGTTCTACGAAATACTTGTCTAACTTCAGTAACTTGGTCAGGTAATGTATATTCTTGTGTATCTTTTATTAGTTCTAAAAAGCCATAACTTTCTTCGACGCTGTTTGAAGCACGTTGTCTATAAACTGCTGTTGCTTTATTAAAACCTGCATCATAATGTTGTGGATCTAATTCCACATCAACCATGCCGTCACCTAAACTAAAACGTACATAGTCAAAGCATTTCTGCTTTTCAGTTTGAAGTTCTGCGTTTGCCATATTTGTTACTTCCTAAAATTAGCAAGATTTTTTAATCTTTGTATATCTTCGTCAACAACTTCTTCTGCTTCGATACTTTCCAATTCACCATAATGAATTTTATCGTATCTATACTTCCAGTCTCCAGCACCAATATTATTTGATAAATTTTCTTCTGCTTCTTCTTCAGAATTTGCTTCTACATATGAAACTATTGGTACACTTGCTGTGACCCATTGCGTTACTTTGTATTTTGCCATTTTTTGTTCCTACTTTAATAGTAGTATTTAGCTCGTTAGCAATAGGATTGTTTCAGGATTTATACGGCCGTTTAGTTTAGTTTCTGTAACATTAAGTGCTTCAAAAAACTTTTTACGGTTTATTTTACCACACTTCTTAAACTCTGCTACTTGTTCTACTGGCTTTCTAAGTGTTTTACAAACACTTTCATCTTCTTTAAAGCCTGTAATTGTAGTACCTTTAACACTTAATCCTGTCCCATCACGTTTCTGATGTAATGGATCTAGGCTAGATGCTACATACTTTCCTAACTTTCTAGTTTTTGTATTATACACCCAAAGCATTTCTGATTTAATAATATCGGCTGGATTAATACTTACAAGAGCAGTTTTTTCATCATGTGTTTTGTATTTTATTTTTGCTACTAGTTTTTCAGCACTCTTTGGTTTCATTTTACGAGGCTTACGATTAAGTTTAGCATTGTCTATCATCATATCACAAGCATCACAAATCATTTTGTAGGCTTTATATCTACTTTGTATTTCTGCTTTAGTAAAAACACTAAAACTTTCATCTAACTGAGCCCTAAAATCTAACTCATGCTCTGTCATCTCTTGTTTTTGCTTACGATTAGGTGGGTTAAGCAACTCATGTAACTCATCAAACCCAGGTTTATAAAATCCTTTAATAATTTTAGCATGGTTTCCTTTACATTGATGTATTTTTAACCATTTTAAAGGTGTAAAAGATTTTAAATCAATAAGATCAACGTCTGATTCCATAACATCATCTATTTCAACTGTCATTCTAATAGCCGCTTGGTACAGTCTTTCTTGTATTGTTGGCTTATAAACTTTAATCTTTTGTGCTTCTTCCTTGGCTTTTTCCTTTACAAGAGTTTTACCCTTTTCAATTCCTTTTGCTATGCCAACTTTAATCCATTCGGCCGACGGTCTAACTTTACCCATAGTGCCAGGAAGTGATTGCCAGTATTCATCTTCTTTTTTATTAAAGTCTGGCATTCCGTTTGTTAACATACGACAAGTTATATGTGTTGTAGTGCCTATAACGTAAGAAGGAACGGCTTTAGCACATTTAATATCTTCATTACTATAACCATTATTCTTCATCCACTCGTAAGTGTGTTTAATAAGTTCGTCTGGTTTAAACGTTTGATAATACCAATGATGTGTGGATTCTTTAAAACGATGGTATTGCTGGCCGGTCATGTCTTCCCAACCGTCCCACTTGGGTTCTAACGCCTTATCAGCGGCTGTTATTCTACGAGATCGTTGTTTACGTCTAGCCAAAAGTTTCTCCTGTTTAATGCTTATATAGTAACATTATAAAAATTAGGGTTATTTCTGTCAAGGTCTATGTTTATTATATGATTATAATGTCATCAGCGAAACTTGTCAACCGATAAATAACATTATCGTATAATAGGAAAAAAATATGCCAAGAATCTCAATGTGGAAGGAAAATAAGACGTTTGATTATAGTTTCCACGATAACCGAATCCGTGAAATGTTTACTATTGGCGGGACCGGTGTTAATATACACAAATACTTAGGTACTTTTGAACAAGCGGCAGGTGATGCCACCCAGCCTAAGTACGATACTATCACCGAAAACCGTATACAAGATTTGTTATTTCTTGAAAACAGAGATAGAAAATATGATCAAACAGTATATCAATTAAGAGGTATATACAATGTTCAAGACATTGACTTTGATTTAACACAATTTGGTTTATTCTTAGCAAATGATACTCTCTTTATAAACTTTCATATGTCTGACATGATGGATATGCTGGGCAGAAAACTTATGAACGGAGACGTATTAGAACTACCGCACTTAAAAGATTTTTATCCTTTAGACACAGATTTAAGTACATCATTAAGAAGATATTATGTTGTACAAGATGGATCTAGAGCGGCAGAAGGATTTTCTCCTACTTGGTATCCACATTTATGGAGAGTTAAATGTACTCCATTAGTAGATAGTCAAGAATATAGAGATATACTTGGCGATACAAGTGATTCAAACAGTTTAAAGAACTTACTATCTACATATAAAAAAGAATTAGAAATTAATAATGCTATTATAGAACAAGCAGAAAAATATGTTCCTAAATCAGGATATGATACAGAAAAATTTTATGTTATACCAACTGATAAAGACGGTGTACCTGCTACCGCAACTAGTACAACGGCAGACGACACTAATACTAGAGCAAGTTCATCTACAGTAAACACAGACGAAACAGCAATTTCTCCAGTAAGTAATGATTGGATAGGCGGATATCTAACTGGCGATGGCATACCACCAAATGGATTCCATGTATCTCCAGGCATACAATTCCCAACAAATCCTCTAGAAGGTGAATATGTGTTAAGACTTGACTATATGCCTAATAGATTATTTAGATATGATGGTACACGTTGGGTTAAAATTGAAGATGCTGTTAGAACTACATTAGACGGTACAGGAAGTACACAACGAGATTACTTTAGTGAAAATACAGAAACATATATTGACAATAAAGGTCAAGCAAAATCAGGTAGAACTGGTTTAAGCAAAGCATTAGAGCCTGAGGAAGACGAATAATGAGAACTTATTTTTACGATGAACAAATTCGTAGATTTATCTTACAATTTGTTAAAATGTTTTCACATTACCAAGTAGAATTTGGTAAGGGTAGGGACGGAACTATAACACTTTATCAAGTACCAGTACGTTACGGTGATTCAAGCAGACAAGCGGCCGCTATTATGAAACATAATAGTGAAAATGGTATTCCTACAGCACCTCTTATTACAGTTCATATTAGCGACTTACAATATGATAGAGATAGATTGCAACAACCAAGTTTTATTGATAAAATGCAAGTTCGCACAAGAGCAGTAGATGAAAACACCGGAGCATATACTCAACAACAAGGCGAAGCATATACTATTGAACGTCCTATGCCTACACCATATAGACTACAAATGAATGCTGACATATGGACAACAAACACAGAACAAAAATTACAACTACTAGAACAAATTTTAACTTTGTTTAACCCTGATCTAGAAATACAAAGTACAGACAATTACATTGACTGGACAAGTTTAA